ACTCTCGGTGCTGTCGCAACCCACGAATCGTACTTCAAAGCACACGGAACAGCTGGAGCTCCTGCTGCGTTCGCTGCCACATACCTTTGCTTGAGTCGATATGTCAACGGGGTCATCATTGCTGCTGCTGCAGGATTCGGGAACATCGGCGCCACAGCAGGCATTCCAGCATCGATTGAGATCTTTGGTTTCATCTTCACTGGCACAGCCGGTAACTTGGGGATCGAAATGATCAGTTCAGCAGTCGGTGGACTCAACGTGCAGGCAGGCAGTCGCATCGATGTCTGGGATGTTACCAATGATATCTAACACCATCGATCGCGCTGCTGCACTTATCAAGAAGTGGCGAAACGATCCTGTGCAGATGGTGCGGGAGGAGTTCAAGGCAGAACCTGACTACTGGCAGAAGAAGGTACTCAGGGCGTTGCCAGATACTGATCCCAAGAAGCAGCGCATCGCCATGAAGGCGAACAAGGGTCCTGGCAAGACAGCTGTCGAGGCGTGGGCGATCTGGTGGTTCATGGGTTGTCAAGGTGAACGCGGTGAGCATCCAAAAGGTAAGGCAACAGGTATCACAGATCAGAACCTCAAGGATAACCTCTGGCCCGAGCTGAGCAAGTGGCAGCAACGGTCTGAATACTTCAAACACGCCTTCACATGGACGCAGACTCGTCTGGAGTCAAAGGATCATCGTGAGACCTGGTTCTTCGCAAAACAACCGTGGTCGAAGAGTGGAGATACACAAGAGCAAGCCAACACCCTGGCTGGACTGCACTCAAAGTACATCTTCTTCGTCCTCGATGAGTCCGGCGGCATTCCAACCGCGGTCATGGCAACTGCCGAAGCGGGGTTGGCGAATGAAGAAGTTCAAGGTGGGTGGGCGAAGATTCTCCAAGGAGGCAACCCAACTCACCTGGAAGGTCCGCTTTACGACGCGTGTACGCGTCACCGTAATCTATGGTACGTCATTACGATCACAGGTGATCCGGATGACCCAAAGCGGTCGCCACGCATTTCGAAGAAGTGGGCGCGGCAACAGATCGCCATGTATGGACGCCACAACCCATGGGTTCTCGTCAACGTCTTCGGCGAGTTCCCGCCTGGATCGATCAACACACTCCTCGGACCAGAAGAAGTCGAAAAGGCGATGAAGCGGTATGGCATTCTCACGCATGAGCGGTATGAGTGGGCACAGAAGCGACTCGGTGTGGACGTCGCTCGGTTTGGTGATGACCGTACGGTGCTTTTCGGTCGTCAAGGGATTCGGGCTATTCAGCCCGTGATCATGCGGGGAATGCGCACAACGCACATTGCAGCACGGATCATGTTGGCGAAGGAACGCTGGGATTGGGAAATTGCAATGATTGACGACACGGGACACTGGGGACACGGCGTCATCGATAACCTTCACGCGGTCGGTCTGCCCATCGTCCCTGTCGTCTTTCAATCACCTGCTATTGACTCACGCTACGCGAACCGACGCGCTGAGATGTACATCAAGATGGCGGAGTGGGTTCGGACGATCGGTTGTCTGCCCAACATCCCCGAGTTGACGGCCGAGCTGACGACGCCAACCTACACGTTCTCCAAGGGTCGGTTCCAGATCGAGGAGAAGGATCAGATCAAGGAGCGGCTCGGACGCTCACCTGATTTGGCTGATGCACTTGCATTGACCTTTGCTATTCCAGAGCAGCCAGCTACGATGGCGACGGCTGCCGACCGATTGATCCGAAAGATGGGACGCAACACGACACATCATCTTGTTGACTACGATCCTCTTGCTGAGGAAGCTTTCGTATGATGTTCTTGCGCGCTGCGCATCCTGGTGATATCAAGTGGCTGATCGAGCAGCTCAAGCTCTTCGATGAGTTCACAGCATTGAAGCGTCCCATCTTTCCGAGCCTTGAGTATGCGTGGGAAAAACTCGCTCAGCTCATGCACGACGACAACTGCATCTTCATCGTTGCGTGCCAAGCTGACCAGCCTGTTGGTTTCATCGTCGGGTACCTTGCACCCCACATCTTCAATCCTGAACGTACTTTACTTACGGAGATGTTCTGGTGGGTGCAACCCGAGTTCAGGAACTCAAGAGCCGGACTCATCTTGCTCGAGGCGTTCATCTCGTTTGGGGAAATGCGTGCCTCCTCAACAATAATGACTCTCGAGTCAAAGAGTCAAGTCAAACCTGAGACGTTGCTGAAGCGTGGGTTCACGGAGTTCGAGCGTAACTTCATTCTGGAGCATCATCATGGCGATCGCGACAACGACGCTGCTAGCCTCAGCGCTGATCTTCAACGCAGCGACGACAGCAGCAGGAGCACTCAACAAGCCGCCAACGCCGAAGGTTCCCGAGGACCCGAACATCAAGGCAGCTGAAGGGCAACGCAAGAAGGCACGTGAGGCTGGGATGGCGACAGCTGCACAGCAGAAGGCAGCATCGTTGGGTACGCGCAGTGGTACGCTGTTGACAGGCGCAGGTGGCGTCTCAGGCAGCACGTCCACAACAGAACGTAAGACTCTCTTGGGGTACTGATCATGGCTATCGTCCCAATGCCGGTCGACAATCCGAAGAGCATCAAGCAGAAGCTTGAGATGATTCGGAATGAGCTTGAACAAGAGAAGCAGTCGTTCCTTCCGCATTGGAAGGAGCTGAACAACTTCTTCAAGCCTCGGCGTGCACGATTCAACAGCACTGATCGGAATCGGGGCGATCGGCGCACCTCGCAGCTCATCGACTCAACAGCGACCTTCGCCGTGCGAACAGCTTCTGCTGGGATGCACTCGGGTGTCACATCGCCCGCGCGTGAGTGGTTCAGGCTGACCATCACTGATCCAGACAAGGCTGAGCTTGACAGCGTCAAGCTGTGGCTCTACGATGTAGCGAAGCGGATGCACTCAGTGCTGCTGCGGTCGAACATCTACAACTCATTCCCGCAGATGTACTCTGATCTGTTGATCTACGGTACGTCACCCATGATTCTTGAAGAAGATGAGGAGGATGTCATTCGGACGTACGTCTTCCCCATTGGGAGTTACTCGATCGCCAATGATTCACGGAACGTTGTTCGGACTTTCGTTCGTGAGTTCAGCATGACCGTCAACCAGATCGTTGAGCGCTTCGGGATCAAGGATGGTCGCATCGATTGGTCGAATATCTCAGACTATGTCCGAGAGATGTACACGAAGCATCAACGGCAGCAGTGGATTGAAGTGGTGCACATCATTCAACCCAACTGGCAGTGGGATCGGAACATGTACGAATCGGAGTACAAGAAGTTCATCTCATGCTACTACGAGAAGGGCACCGACAACCGGCCGTTGCAGAACAACGATCGATTCCTGGAGAAGACGGGATACGATGAGTTTCCTGTGATGTGCGCTCGATGGGAGTTGTCGGGTGAGGATGTCTACTCGACTGACTGCCCGGGCATGACGATCCTCGGTGATGTCAAGCAGCTCCAGAAGGGCGAGCTCAAGTCACTCAAGGCCATCGACAAGTCGATCGATCCACCCATGGTGGCACCGACCTCCATGATGACATCGAAGACGTCGATCCTGCCTGGTGACGTCAGCTACGTCGATGATCGTGAGGGTGGCTTCAGAGCTGCACACGAAGTGAAGCTGAACATTCAGGACTTGGAGTACAAGCAGGAGCAAGTCCGAGCACGAATCAACAAGGGCATGTATGTTGATCTCTTCATGATGATCCAACAGATGGACGCACAACGTCGAACGCAGCGTGACATCACGGCGCGTGAGATCGAAGAGCGTCACGAAGAGAAGCTGCTTGCCCTGGGTCCAGTGCTTGAAAATCTGAACCAAGGCGTCTACGATCCAACGATCACACGCGTCTTCAACATCATGAATCGTCGCGGGATGTTGCCGCCGCCTCCACCTGAGCTGGAGGGGGAGCCGCTTCGCGTTGAGTACATCTCAATGATGTGGCAGGCACAGAAGGCCATTGGACTCGGTGGCATCGATCGCTTCTCCAACTTCGTCGTCACCATCTACGAGCGGACGCAGAACTCAGCTGTTCTCGAGCCTGTCAACTGGATGGACATGGTGGAAGAGTATGCTGATCGCACGGGTCTGCCGCCATCGAGTCTGTACACTGAAGAGCAAGTGGCAGCGATCAGACAGAAGCGCGAAGAAGCACAGCAAGCAGCGCAGGATGCTGCGACGATGAAGGAGGCTGCGATCGGAGCGAAGACGCTCAGTGAAACTGACACGTCGAAGCCGAGCGCGCTCAAGCAGGTTGCCGCCATGGCTGGGCAGGGTGGTACCGCATGACCCAGCGAGCGAACGTCGGTAACGCTGCTGACCGTGAGCAGGTCAAAGAAGCCGAGCGTGAGATTCGTGATGCACAGCAGAAGTTTCAGTTTGACATGAATAAGGTGCTTGAGTCACGTGAAGGTCGTCGAGTCATGTGGAGGATTCTCGAGCATTGCAATGTTTTTGGCTCCATCATGGAGACCAGCGCAAAGATTTACTACAACTCAGGTCGTCAGGATGTTGGGCACTGGCTACTTGCGAGGATTGATGAAGCCCGACCAACCACTGCGCTACAGATGGCGCAGGAAGACCTCAAGGAGAAAGAAGATGCCAGCAGAAGAAGGAAAGGCCGGCGCAGCTCCAGCGAAGCCGGAAGAGAAGAAGGCGGAGACAACACCGGAACCGAAGAAGGAGGAAGCGAAGGTTCCTGACAAGTATGAGCTGAAGCTCCCAGAGAAGACGAGACTGAAGGCTGACGTGCTCGAGAGGACAACCGCCACTGCGCGCGAGTTGGGACTCACGGAGAGCCCAAAGGCACAGAAGCTCGTTGATCTGCTCAGCAAA